TAGCCCGCCGTCTCCGTCTTGGCCCTGAACTGGAGGAACTCCTCGCGGCACGCCTCCGCGGCCAGGTACCGATTGGGCACCACGGCGAGAAGGCAGGCTACCTGAAAAGCCAAGCCAACGAGCTGGGCATCAGCGTGGCCACGCTGTACCGCAAGCTGGAAGCGGTCAGTGTGAAGCCCTGCCGCAAACGGCGCAGCGATGCCGGCCGCTCGGAATTAAGCCTGCACGAGGCACAGCTGATTTCGGCCGTGCTGATGGAGGCGATGCGGCGCAACGGCAAACGGCTGATGTTGGTCGCCCGTGCGGTGGAGATGCTGCGCGCCAACGGCAAAATCGAGGCCGCCCGCGTGGATGAGGAAACGGGCGAGGTGCTGCCCTTGTCCGAGAGCACGGTTACCCGCGCCCTGCGCGAATACAAGCTGCATCCCGACCAACTGCTGCAGCCCGCACCGGTGAACCGCATGAAATCGGAGCACCCGAACCACTGCTGGCAGATCGACCCCAGCCTGTGCGTGCTCTACTACCTGCCGCGCAGCGGCGAGGACAGCGGCCTGCGGGTAATGAAGCAGGAAGAGTTCTACAAAAACAAACCGAAAAACGTGGTCAAAATCGAAAACGACCGCGTGTGGCGCTACACCGGCACCGACCACGCCAGCGGCACCATCCTTGCCCGCTACTACTTTGGCGGCGAGACCAGCGCCAACCTGTGCGACTTCTTTATCTTCATGATGCAGGAGAAGCAAGATGTTTTGAAAGACCCGTTCCGCGGCGTGCCGCGCATGGTGATGCTCGACCCGGGCAGTGCGAATACCTCGGCAGCGTTTAAAAACCTGTGCAAGTCGCTGGATGTGCATGTGCAGATCAACAAGCCGGGCAACCCGCGCGCCAAAGGGCAGGTGGAAAAAGGCAACGACATTGTGGAGACGGCGTTTGAAAGCAGCCTGCGCTTTACCGAGGTGCACGACATCGGGCAGCTGAACCGCCTGGCCGAACGCTGGATGCGTTACTACAACGGCACGCAGATTCACAGCCGACACGGCCTGACCCGCTATCAGGCATGGAACAAAATCAAGGCCGAGCAGCTGATTCTGCCGCCGCCTGCCGACTACTGCCGCGAGCTGGCCGTTTCTGCGCCAAAAGAAGCCAAGGTGTCGCCCGATCTGGAAATCCGCTTCGGCGGCCGGGTGTACAGCGTGAAAGACATCAAGGGCGTGCTGGTGGGGCAGAAACTGCTGGTGGCCAAGAACCCGTGGGAACCGACTGGCGCACGTATCGCCACTTACGACAGCGATGGCAACGAAATTTGGCAGGTGGTACCGGAGGTGGTGTTTGACGAGATGGGCTTCAGAGCCGATGCCGCCGTAATCGGTGCGGAATACAAAGGGCAGGCCGACACCATCGCCCAAAGCCACGCCAAGGAACTGGACAAGCTGGCGATGCAGACCGACACGCTGGAAGCGGCAGCGGCCAAACGCAAAGGCAAGGCGGTGCCCTTCGGCGGCGAAATCGACCCGTTCAAACATCAGGAAGACACGCTGGCCGCCGCCAACACCCTGTATATGCCCAAGCAAGGGCAACAAATGGCCTACAACACGATGGAAGTGCGCGAGCAGGTGTTGAGCAAGGTCGAGCTGGCCAAGCTGTTAAAACCGCGCATCGAAGCGGCCGGCGGCAACTGGGGCGAGGCGGTAAAAACCCTGCAACGGCTGTACCCGGACGGGGTGGCCGCCAGCCAGATCGAAGAAGTATTCGGCCGCCTGAAAACCGCAGGCAGCCTGCGGATTGTGAAAGGGGCATGAGATGAAGGAAGCATTTAGAAAAATCGGCAAATCGTACGCCGTGGCCGCCGCCGAAATCGGCTGCAGCAAGCCCAGGTTGGTGGCGGTAATCAACCACGGCGAATGGCCGAAAAAAGGCGCAGCCGAGCTGCGCGAGAGTTTGAAGCAGTATTTTGAAACGAATGGTGCGGACATCCCAGCGAGCCTGAGAAACGAGCCGGAAACCGCACCTGCCCACCCTAATGAAAGCGAGGACGACGATATGTTACTACGAAAAGCCACTTTGACCCAAGCCACCCGCCGTTATTTCGGCCTGGTACGCGACCCGTTCAACGATGAAATCAGGTCGGCAGAGGATGTGTATATGACCCCTGATGTGCGCTATGTACGCGAGGCAATGTTTCAGACGGCCTGCCACGGCGGCTTTGTGGCGGTGGTCGGCGAAAGCGGCGCGGGCAAGTCCACCCTGCGCGAAGACCTGCAAGACCGCATCAACCGTGATGGCAGGCAGGTTATCACCATCGAACCGTATGTGCTGGCGATGGAAGACAACGATGTGAAGGGCAAAACCCTGAAAGCCGCGCACATTGCCGCCGCCATCTTGGAAGCCGTATCGCCCGGCACCCGACCCTACCGCGATTCGGAAGCACGTTTCCGCCAAATCCACCGCGCCCTGCAAGAGAGCGCGAAGGCGGGCAACAAACATGTGTTGATGATTGAGGAGGCACACGGCCTGCCGATTCCGACATTAAAACATTTAAAACGCTTTTTCGAGTTGAAAAACGGCTTCGAACGCCTGCTCGGCATTGTACTGATCGGCCAGACCGAATTAGCCCAAAAACTCAGCGAAAACAACCCGGCGGTGCGCGAAGTGGTGCAGCGCTGCGAGGTAGTGACGCTCTTGCCGCTGACCGACGGACGGCTGGCAGGCTACCTGAAACACAAAATCGAACGCGCCGGCGGCGACATCACCAAAATTATGGACGAGAGCGCGATTGACGCGGTGGCCGAACGGCTGACGGTGCGTGGCCGCAGCGGGCGCGGGGTGGGAGAGCACAGCCTGCTCTACCCGCTGGCGGTGAACAACTTGGTATCGGCGGCCATGAATCAGGCGGCCGAGCTGCAGATGCCGGTGGACGGCGACATGGTAAGGGGGGTGTGAGATGAGTGCATTTTGGAACTGGTTTGTACAGGCAAGCTGCTGGCAGGTGCTCGGCAACGCGCTGACCTTGGCGCTGGCACTGGTCATCATCGGCATCGGTATCGGCGAAGCGGTGCGTTATATCCGCATCAGTTGGAAAGGATAACAACCATGTGGCCGGAATTAAAAAACGTTGCCCGCCGCGAAGCTCGGAACTGGTTGATTGCCGCCATCGTGGCAGTGGCCTATGCCGCCATGGCCGGCAGCTGTACCCCGCAGCCGGCCGCCCATCGGCAGCTGGTGGGACAACCGGATACGGCAGCAGCACGGCTGGCAGCCAAAGAGCGGCAGGCTGAGAGTGAGGCCGCCGAAGCGGTAGCAGTGTACGAACGCATGAGCGATCAAGAGCGGATGCGCGGTGTGGTTTTAGAACCGGTGGAGGAATAACGATGAACTGCAATTGTCTGGAAACATACCTTGAAAAAATACAGAAATCTTTAGAGGCCGAAGGTCGGGTAGTCAGTGTCAAACCTACCTTTGTACAGACGGGCTTCCGGATGCCGGATTTGTCTGTTGTGACCTATACCCAAGTGGAGTGGGAAGAAACCGTTACCCGGAAGAATGGGAAACAGAGCAGTAAAAAAATGAAGACATCAGTTACTCATAGCTACTGCCCATTCTGCGGCACAAAAATCCAACCTGCCAAGCAGAAGGAGGAATAAGACATGGTAACCATAGCAAAATTTATCTGGTATTTGGCCAGCATCGTCTCCGGTGTGTTGGTGCTGACGGTGGCGGCTATGCTGCTGGTGGTAGTGTGTATGGCCGCCTTTAACCGATACGACGATATCTTTATCAACCGGGAGGGCAAATGAAAACCCGTTGCCCCTGCTGCGGTGCCAGCGCCAGCCTTGAGGTGCTGATTACCCACGACGAGGCGCGCAGCCTAATGGTGGCGCTGGCCGGTATCTCCGACGAGCTGGCCAAAGCCGCGCTGCGCTATCTCGGCCTGTTCCGCCCGGGCGAGCGCGACCTGAGCTGGGCGCGGGCGGCCAAGCTGCTGGGCGAGCTGGTGCCGCTGATTCAGGCGGGCGAGATTACCCGCAAGCGGCAGATTTACCCCGCGCCGCGCGAGGCATGGATTTGGGCGTTTAACCGCGTTATCGAAGCCCGCGACAGCGGCAAGCTGACCCCACCCCTGACCAGCCACGGCTTCCTGCTGGAGAACCTGACCTTCTGGACGCCGGACAAAACCGCCGGCGCAGCCTTGGCTCCGGCAGCGGATACCTCCCTTTCAGGCAGCCTTAACCCGCAACAACAGACCGCGGCCAGCAGTACCCTGCAAGCGGCCGCAGCCGGTGAGAAGTTTAAGCGATGATGACCCGAAATGATGACCAAAGAAGTAAACAATGCCTTGGTGTCCGGTATCCAGCACATGTTCGCCATGCGGTTGCCTGGGCATCCGCCGCTCGATGCGGCCGACGGGACGTATCAGGCATGGATTGCCGCTTTCGATTCGCTGCCGATCGCCTGGGACGACGAGCGCGACGTACCGCGCATCCGACAGGCCTTCGGCGCGTTATGGGCAACCGTAGACCGCTGGCCGACCCCGAAAATGCTGATTGCCTGCATCCCGCCCGTGCCGCCCCCGCCGCAGCTGGAAGCCCCGAAAAAGGTGTGGACGGAAGAGGAAATAGCCAGAAACAAAAAGCGTTTGGCCGAAATGTTGGGCATGCTGGCCGACAAAATGATTGAACGAAACCAGTATTTTGACGAAGAAAGGAAGTAAAAATGGCAGTAAAAACCAAAAAAACCCGACTGAAACAAGCCGCCCAAGTGGCTGCGCAAAGCAAAGACGACGTGGTGGCCTACATCCGCGAAATCGGCGACCTCACCCGCGACCGCGAACGCCTTGCCGCCGCCATGAACGACGGCATCGCCGAATTGCAGGAGAAATATGCCAACGATGCCGCCCCGCTCAACGAGCGCATCGAAGCCCTGCAAGACAGCGTACAGCTGTGGTGCGAGGCTAACCGGCTGTCCATTACCGACGGCGGTAAGGTTAAGTTTGCCGACTTTGTAACCGGCACCGTGAAATGGCGCGTGAACCCGCCCAAAGTGAGCGTGTCGGGAGTGGATGCGGTGGTGGCGCTGTTGGAAGGCAATCCCGAGCTGTCGCGCTTTTTGCGCGTGAAACGCGAAGTCAATAAAGAAGCCATCCTCAACGAGCAGGAGCTGTTTGCCGACGGTCAAGTGCCGGGCATCAAACTGGTGCTGGGCAAGGAGTTTTTTGTCATCGAGCCGCACGATCAAGTGCTGGATGGGGTGTGAGATGAAAAAATATCTATTGGTAGAAATGCCTGATTTTTCGGTGTGGCGCGTGCCGATACAGGTTATTGCCGATGCCATGACGGATTATTACGTCGAGCAGTGCGGCGAAGATCGCGAGAAGGCTAAAACTGAAACCGAGCTGTTGTTTACCGAGAATGAGTTCGAAATCGAATACTGGGCATCTGAAAATATGGATTGGGATGAAGTTGAACCCCATGCCGTGCGGGTGTCCGACGGGGAGGTGGATTACCGAGAGGGCTGGATAAACGGTATCAAATGTGTAACCGACGATGAGGAGCAAAAAGATGTGGTTTAGTCAATGTACCGTGTTCAGGCTACCTGAAACCCCGAATGCCGCCCTGCTGGCCGACAAATTGGCCGACGCACCCTTTGCTCCGTGCGGTGGGTTGGATTGGTTTACCGAGGGTTTTGCCGCACCGCAGAGCTTCACTCCCGAACTGGTCTTTAAGGTTGAACAAACGATGGGGATTGCGTTAAGGCGGGAGGAGAAGGTATTGCCGGGTAGTGTCATCCAGCGGGCGGTAGACGAGCGGGTGGCACGTATTGAGCAGCAGGAAGGCCGTTCGGTCGGTCGCAAAGAACGGCAGGAATTGAAGGAGCAGGTAACCGATGAGTTACTGCCTCGTGCCTTTGTCCGCGCCACCCATACCCGTGCACTCTTTGCCGACGGCATGTTGCTGGTGGACAGCGCTGCCGCCTCCAAAGCGGAAAACCTGCTCGCTAAACTGCGCGAAGCCTTTGGCGGCTTGAAAGCCCAGCTGGTACATACCCGCCAAACGCCATCGGCACTGATGACTGAATGGCTGCTGCGCGGCCATGCCGCCGGACGCTTTGAGCTGGACGACATTGCCTCATTGCGAGGCGCGGGTGATGTGCCACCGGAGATATGCATCAAACGGCAAGACCTGACAGCCGAGGAAGTGGCCGGCCATGTGCGCTGCGGCAAGACAGTGAGCGAACTGGGCTTGGTTTGGGACGAGCGGGTTGCCTTTGTGCTAACCAGCGAGTTCACGCTCAAACGTATCCAGTATTTGGACGTGCTGCAGGAAGCGGCGGAAAACCACGGCGACGATGCTGCCGACTTGGCCGCTGCTTCGCAGCTCATCGTGTCCACTAACCTGAGCGCCTTAATCGGCGAGCTGGTTGAATTGATGGGCGGTTGGCAGGAGTAACGATATGGCCACCGTAACCATCATGATTGCCGACACCCCGCGCGGGGTCATGCTGAAAATAACGTCAGACGAACGGCTGCCCGAGCCGGGAGAAGACAGCGGCAGCATCGCGCAAAACCTCGGCCTGATTGCAATAGAACTGATTAAGCAGGAGTTTAAGACGGTAACCGGCAAGGAGTTCCGGGAGTGTACCGTCCAGTAAGCAATACCGCACGGCACGGTTTGCCGTTTACCACTTAAGGAGTAATACCATGAATAAAACCGATTTGATTAACGTGATGGCGGTCGAGTCCGGACTCAGCAAGGCCGATACCGCCAAAGCCTTGGCCGCCTATGAAAACATCGTGGCCGACAGCCTCAAGCGCGGCGAAGACGTGCAGCTGGTGGGATTCGGTACTTTTACCGTAGTCGAGCGAGCCGAACGCCAAGGCCGGAATCCCGCCACCGGTGAAGCCATCACGATTCCGGCGGCTAGACAGGCTAAGTTTAAAGCTGGCAAGCCGCTGCGCGACGCCCTTAAACAATAAGTGATGTTCAACCCATGCCGCTGCGATGCGGCGGCATTAGTGGAACATTAGGAGAGTCCAAATGCGTGAACCCAAAGCTCACAAGAAAGCCCGCCTGATTAAGCTCTTGCACGTGGCCAAGAACCAGCTGATGCTGGACGATGCCGCCTACCGCAGGCTGCTGGCCAACGTATCGGGCGGCAAGACCAGCAGCACCAAACTGTCGTTGGAGGAGCTGGAGCTGGCGCTGCGCGGCATGAAGGCGATGGGTTTTGTGGTCACTACCAAGGCGCAGGCTAAGGGTGGCAAGCCGGATATCCCGGTGCGCGAAGCGGCGGCCGGGGTGGACGCGCAAATCAAAAAAATCCGTGCCCTGTGGTTGGAGCTGCACCGCTTGGGTGCGGTACGCAGTCCTTCGGAACTGAGCCTGGCTCGTTTCGTCAGCCGCATGACCGGCGTGGATTATCAGGGCTGGCTGAGTGTGGACGATGCCTCACGGGTGATTGAGCATTTGAAAAAATGGAAACAGCGGGTAACGCGGGAAGGAGCGGGAACATGACGCAGGCAAGGGTGGCCGAGCTGCTGTCCGATTTGGCGGCCAAGGTCGGAGAGGAAGTGCATTCTGCCGGGGTGGCGGACAAAAAACAGGCCAAAACCATCGGTAACCATGTGGCCAAACGTATGGCGCGGGAATGGGGCGGACAGAACCTGTATATCCCGCATGGGGTGCTGTGGGACATCGACGAGCGCGACGTAGAAATCTTTGACAAGTTCGATGGTACCAATCAAAAAGAGCTGGCACGTGAGTACGGGTTTTCGGAGCAGTGGATTTACCGCATCATCGAACGGGTACGACAGGCTAAAATCGACGCCGCACAGCAGGATTTGTTCGATGAAGGGAAAGGCAAAGGGAGTAAAACAGATTAAAACGCGCACAAGGTCGGTCAGGAACGTTCCTGACCGATGTCTTTTTACGGTTTGGTACGTTTGCTTATCCCGCCGCTCGAACGCGCTTAAAACGCAAATTTGGCGATGCCGGCTTCGGAGGTATTTTTTTAAACCCGTTTAAAGGACTTTCAGGCAGCCCATGCCCCATCATTCGCTTAACACGAGACGAGTGATGGGGATTTTTTATGTTTGAGATTTTTCGAAGTGGCGAGCGCATCAGTGCCGATGGCAGCCGGTGGAACATCACGGATGCCGACGTACAGCGCGCCGCCGAGGTGTACGACCCGAAGCTGCACGAAGCGCCGATTGTCATCGGCCATCCGGCCATGAACGCCCCGGCCTACGGCTGGGTGCCGAAGCTGGCGGCCGACGGCGGCAGCCTGACTGCTGAGTTTGCCCAAATGGATGATGGCTTTGCCGAGGCCGTCCGCGCCGGACGTTACAAGAAGGTATCCGCCTCCTTTTGGCCGCCCGGCCATCCGAACAACCCGGTGCCGGACAGCTACTACCTGCGCCATGTCGGCTTCCTCGGCGCACACGCCCCGGCGGTCAAGGGGCTGCGGGCGATTGAGTTCGGCGAAGCCGAGGAAGGCGTGATTGAGTTTTCCGAGGCGGCACACGGTATCGCCGCCCGGCTGTGGCGCAATATGCGCGAATGGCTGATTGCCCAGTTTGGCCAAGACGCCGCCGACAAGGTGGTGCCGGACTGGGAAATCGAAGGCATCAAGGAAATGGCCGCCCGGCCTGACCTGCCTCCCGACCCGGTGTTGTTTGCCGATCCCCCTCCCACCCCCAACCCAACCGACCATAAGGAGTCTCCCATGTCTGAACAAGACCAAGCCGCCGCACTGGCTGCCGAAAAGGCCGCACGTGAGAAGGCGGAGGCCGATGCCGCCCAGGCCAAGGCCGAATTGAAGAAGCTGCAGGATGAGCAGGCAAAAGATTTGCGCGATGCCGCCCACCAGCAAAACGCCGACTTTGCCGAAGGACTGGTGAAAGAAGGCCGCCTGAAACCCGCCGACAAAGCCTTGGTGGTACAGGTGCTGGATTTTGCCGAGCACCCCGAGCACACCACCGCCGACTTCGGCGAGGGCGAGGCGGCGAAGCCGCTGGGCACTGCGCTGCGCGAGTTTTTGACGGCGGTACTGCCGCAACAGCTGCCGACCGGTCAGATGGCCAAAGGTAGTCTGAACTTCGCCGAGGGCATGAGCCACCACGAGCGGGCTTTGGCTTTGCAGAAAGCCGAGGGCATCACCTACGAAGAAGCCGCGCGCCGCACGGCAGATTGATTAACCGTTTATCCAGTAAAGGAAGATAAAACATGAGCAACACGTATTTAGGCAATCTGCGCCAAGTGGACGAAGTATTGACCAAGCTGGCGCTGGGCTACAGACAGGGCGGTTTCATCGGCGAACGCATCATGCCGGTGGTACTGACCGAGAAGGAAGGCATCAAAGTGCCGAAGTTCGGTAAAGGCTCGCTGATCGAGTATGAAACCGAGCGTGCCGTGGGTGCCGCCAGCAATGTGATTACGCTGGACTTCCCGGGCAAGATGTCGGTGGTGCTGGAAGAGCACGATCTGGCCGCCGGCGTGGACTACCGCGCACAGCACGAATCGGTGTTTGATGAGAAGGCCAAGGCCACCCGCCGCGTGACCGCCGGTATCCAGCTGCGGCAGGAGTTGGAGATTGCCGCGCTGATTCAGGCCAAGCCCACCTACGAGAGCGGCCACAGCAAAGACCTGTCGGCCACCAAGCAGTGGAGCGACAACACCTCCGATGTGCAGGCCGATATTGCTGAGGCCAAAGAAGTAGTACGTGCCGCCTGCGGTGTACGTCCGAACGTGCTGGTATTGGGGGCATCGGTGTACAGCAAGCTGGTGCTGCATAAAGGCTTGCGTGACCAATTGTCGGCCAACAGCGACCGCGGGATTCTTACGCTCGAGCAGCTGACCCGCCTCTTGGATGTGGAAGAAATCATCGTCGGCGAGGCCGTCTCCACACCCGACGGCAAGAAAGCCACCAAGGATGTGTGGGGCAATTTCGCCAGCCTGATTGTGCGCCCGAAACCGGTCGAAGCCGGCAACGACGAAGGTATGCCTGCCTTCGGCTATACCTTCCGCCGCCGCGGCATGCCGGTGGTAGACCGCTACGAAGGCGTGGGCGGCAAGGTGGAGTACGTGCGCTACACCGACATCCGTAAAGCTGCCGCCATCGGCGGTGCCTGCGGCTATCTCTTCGAGAAAGCCATCGCTTAAACCTAGAAACAGGCTGCCTGAGATTTTCAGGTAGCCTGAAGGAGAAACAGTATGAATTTGTTCGTTACCTTGGAAGACTTGACCGACAAAATCCACAAAGCCGATTACCACCGTATTGGCGAAACAACAGCTACAGTTTGCTCGCTGACCCTGAAATCGGGCTTTGTGGTAATTGGCCAGTCAGCTTGTATCAACCCGGACATGTTTGATCAAGAAGTGGGGTGTGAGGCGGCTTATCAGGATGCCGTCCGCAAGCTGTGGGAACTGGAAGCCTATCGAGTGAAAGAAAACGTGTTTACACAGAAACAGGAGCAAAACAATGTCTAAACCGACCAAACAAGTGGTACTGGTCACCACCGTCAAAACCGCCGGCAAAATCGTGGCCAACCGTTTTGTGAGCTTCGCCGGCAAACAGGCTACGGCTACCGACAAGGTGCTGGGCGCCACCCCTTACGATGCCGACATCAACGAAATCTTGGCCGTTGACACCATCGGCACAGTGGTGGTGGAAGCCGGCGGCGCGCTGGCCGTGGGCGACGAAGTATCCCCCGATGCCCAAGGCTGCGCCGTCAAGACCGCAGGCAGTGCCAAGGCCGTCGGCATTGCCCGCAGTGCCGCAACTGCCGCCGGCGAGCTGATTCAAGTTTTATTGAGGGGCTAGCCATGATTAAAACCTATATCGCCAACACCCCGCTGATTCTGGCTGATGCCGAGGGCAAGGAGTTCCGTGTCGAAGCCGGCGAAGCAGTAGACCTGACCCCCGAGCAGTACGAGCTGGTGGCCGCACATGTGACCGCAGGCAGCATCTCGGACGCAGACTTGGCCGCATCCGGCTACCGGCCGGAAGGCACAACACCGGTGCCGGAACAGCCGCCTGCCAAGACAGAGCAGCCGGCACAGGCTGAAACCAAACAGCCAGCAGAATCTGCCGGGCAGGCTGAAGAACAGTCCAAACCCCGCGGCAGCGGCAAAAAGGACTAGGCTATGTACATCACGCGCGAAGACATCAAGGCTGCCGTCAGCCTGGCCGAGCTGACCCAACTGACCAACGATATCGGCGGCAGCACCGAGCCGGACTGGGCGGTGGTGGACAGAGCCATCGCTTATGCTTGCGAAATTGCCGACGGCTACCTGATGGGTCGTTACACCCTGCCGCTGGAGCCGGTACCCAGCATCCTGCGGCCGGTGTGCAGCGACATCGCGCGCTACTGGCTGCATACCCGCCGCATCAACACTGCCGAGTTCCCCAAACCTCTGCAGGCAGCCTACGACAACGCGCTCAAGCTCTTGGTGCAGGTGCGTGATGGCAAGCTGCATTTGGGTGTGCGTGCCGACGAGCTGGCCAGCGATACCGAGCGGCCGCAGGCCGAGCGCGGTGCCTACCGGGTGCGCGGCAATGCCAAGCAAAACTGGGGAGGCTACTGATGTCTGCCACCCGCCCGATTCTGATTGCCGTGCGCGATTACTTGGCCGCCGAGCTGCCCGCCTACACGGTGGAGCTGTTTCCCGACGACCCGGCCGGCTACCGCTTTATGGCACCGCTGGGCGCGGTGCTGGTCGGTTATCAAGGCAGCAAGTTTGCCCGTCCAGACGGCCTCGGCCTAATCGGCCAGCAGCGCGACGTCACACTGGCACTGACCGTGTTCGGGCGCGGCCTGAACCATGACGGCGCAGCCTTGGATCTGCTCGACGCATTGCGGCTGGCCATCACCGGCTACCGCCCGCCCGACTGCGAACCGTGCCATTTAATCAGCGAGCAGTTTTTGGCCGAAGAAGGCGGGGCATGGCAGTACCAGCTGATTGCCCAAACCGAAACCCAACAGGTCGAACGCCGCCCGGCGGATACCCGACCCAAAGTCAGCAGCCTGTACCTGCGGCAGCAAGGCCAGCCGCTCAATCCCAATATCAAACCCAAACCCTAGGAGATTATTATGTCCGCAGCTTTCCACCACGGTACGGAAACCAAACGTATCGACGGCGGCACCAGCCCGATCTACACCGCCGACGGCGCGATTACCGCCATTGTCGGCACGGCTCCGGCCGGTGCGGTCAATACCCTGACCGTATGCGCAGCCGCCCGCGATTTCTTGCCATTCGGCAGCAGCTTAACCGGCAAAGGCTTTACCCTGCCCGATGCCGCCAATATCTTTACCCGCTACAAGGCCGGTACCGCCTATGTGGTCAATGTGTGCGACCCGGCCAAGCATAAGAGCAGCGTGGCCGACGAGGCATTGACGGTCGATGCCGACACCCTGACCGCCCGCACCGCCCATCCAGCCTTGCAGGCAGGGTACACGGTAAAAGACGGTGCCAGCGCCCTGAACGAGGGTAGCGATTACACCGTCACCGATGCCCTGACCGGCGAGATTGTGTTCAAAACCAAACCCACCGCGCCGACCATCAGCTATACCTACACCGACCCGTCCAAAGTAACCGAAGATGAAATCATCGGTGCCTATGTGGCCGCCACCGGCCAACGTACCGGACTGCAGGCGGTGATTGAAGGCTTCAACCGCTTCGGCGCCGATGCCAAAATCATCATCGTGCCCGAGTACGACAAGACCGCCAAATGCCGCGCCGCCATCGAAGTACTGGCCGAGCAGATTAAGGCCATCGGCTACGCGGCCGCCCCGCAGCAAACCACCCTGAGCAAGGCCATCGAAGGCCGCGGCCCATTGGGCAGCATCAACTTTCAAACCTCCAGCGACCGCATGATGCTGTTCTATCCCTATGTGTTGGGTTTGCTCGGCGTGGAGAGCCTGGCCACCCACGCTGCCGGCCTGCGTATGAAGACCGACGTGGAACAGGGCTACTGGTACAGCTCGTCCAACCGCGACCTGCTGGGCGTGACCGGCATCGAAATGCCGCTGACCGCCCGCGCCGACGACCCGCAGAGCGACACCAACCGCCTCAATGAAAAAGGCATTACCACGGTGTTCAACAGCTACGGCACCGGCTACCGCCTCTGGGGCAACCGCCTGGCCTGCTTCCCGACCGTCAGCCACATCAAAAACTTCGAGGTGGCGCAACGCACCGGCGACGTGATCGACGAATCCATCCGCCGCTTCGAATTGCAGTATATCGACCGCCCGATTGACGATGCCCTGATTGACAGCTTGCTCGGCTCCATCCGCACCTATCTGGGCACCCTGCAATCCATCGTCGGCTACAGCGTGGATTTGGATTACGACTACGACTTGGTGGATGCCTTCTCGAAAGGCCAAGTGCCGCTCAAATACGAATACACGCCCAAGCTGCCGGCCGAACGCATCAGCAATGCCAGCGTGATGACCCGCAAATACCTGGCCAACTTGGTCAGCCAACGATAAGGAAGGAATGAAAGATGTCCGATATCAAAGTGATTTACAACGCCAACGTCTACATCGACGGCAACGACCTGTTGGGCAAGGCCAGCGAGTTCAAACTGCCAGAGTTTGAGTTTGAGCAGGACGAGTACAAAGGACTGGGGCTGAAAGGCACGGTCAAACTGCCGATGGGCGTGGCCGCACTCGAGGGCGAGATTACTTGGAATAGCTTTTTCCCCGAAGTGGCGCGCAAAGCCGCCAACCCATACAAGGCGGTGCAGCTGATGGTGCGCGCCAACGTGGAGACCTACGACACCACCGGCCGCGTGAAGGAAGTGCCGCTGGTGACGATGGTGACCGCCACCTTCAGCAAGAATGCGCTGGGCGGCTACAAACCGAAAGAAAAGGCGGAGTTCAGTTCAACGTACCAGACCACCGAAATCCGCCAAGTGCTGGACGGGCGCGAAGTGCTGTACTACAACGCCCTGCGCAACGAATACCGCGTAGACGGCGTGGACGTGGAAGAGACCTATCGGCGCAATATCGGGGCATAGTTTTTTAAAGCCGTTTAAAAGACCTTTAAGGCTCCCGCAAGCGACAATCCCTACATCAAATCCGATGTAGGGATTTTTATTTGCCACCGGCGGTTTGATTCCGGCCGCGCCGCCCGGCCGATTTTGAAAAAGGATTGCAAAAATGGCTCAGAACGAAGCACAGAAATTACAGGAAGACTTGGGGATGAACATCACGATTACATTGAATGTGCCGGTTGTTTTGGCCGACGGTCGACAACTGAACAGCCTGACCCTACGGCGCGCCAAAGTAGCCGATCTGCGGGCAGTCAGCCGTTTGGAAGGCGATGCTGCGCAGGAAATCGCCTTGGCCGCCCGATTGGCCGGTTTGGTGCCGGAAGACATGGATGCGCTAGATTTGAGCGATTACAAGCAGATTCAAGACTGGTTTCGCTACTGTCAGGAAAAACCGGCCTCAGCCATCCGAGCCGACTGACCATGCCGAACTGGCGGCACAGTTGCTGTCGGCCTGTGCGGATGTGGCGTGGTGGTACGGCTGGCCGATACAGGCCATCGACGATTTGACCATGGAAGACTTCATTGACTTCCAAAAAGAAGCAGCCCGCCAAATCAAGGCGGGCTACCGGAAAGGGTTGTGATTATTGCTCAGACAAACGCTGCTGCCAATAGGCGAGGTTTTCCCGGCTGCGCTGTTCGTCATACGAGCGGCGGTGTTCGCTAAAGCGAGCCTGTTCCTCCTCTTCGCGCTGCTGCCAGCGCCGACGCAGTCGGCGGGCGGCAGAAATATCCAAGCAAAAAGATACGGCCAGCCAAACCATGCCAAGCACGATGCCAACGGCTTCGAGCAGCAGGGTGCCGAATGCGAGCAATACGACTAAAGCAATAATGACTGCCATTTCTTTCTCCTTTCCCTGTCTATGTTTATAGGATAGTAAAACATGTCTGCCGAGTTATCAATAGTTGTCAAGATCGGTGCTGCTATAGGAGGCACGATTGCCGCTATCCGCTCGGTTGGAGGTGGGGTGGATTTTGTGCGGCGCAGCACTACCCTGCTGCGCCGCGAACAGTTGCTGCTGGGTCGGGCAATCCGTGACAGCAGCCGCCAAGGTTCGTCAGAACTGCGCCGCCTGCAGCGGCAGTATGATGGTTTGGGCGAAACCATGAGCCGGATTCGGCGCAATCAAAATCAGCGCGGCAGGATTGATGCCGCTATCCAACGCAACCGCTCGGTACGCGACAGTTTGAAGTCGGAAATCCTCAGTACGGTGGCCGCCGTCGGTGTGGTTTCCGTACCAATCAAGCTGGCGATTGAATTCGAATCGGCCATGGCTGATGTGCGCAAAGTGGTCAATTTCGACACGCCCGAGCAAGCTAAAGCGATGGAGCGGGATATTCTGCACCTAACCCGTTCCATCCCGATGGCCGGCGATGAGTTGGCCGCTATCGTGGCTGCCGGCGGCCAATCCGGTGTGGCACGTGAAAAACTGATTGGCTTTGCCGAAGATGCGGCCAAGATGGGGGTGGCTTTTGATATGTCGGCCGGTACTGCCGGCGAGGCTATGGCCACTATGTCCAATGTGTTGCGGCGGCCGATTGAAACTATGTCGGAGTTCGGCGATGCCATCAACTATCTGTCGGACAATACCAATTCCAAGGCTGCCGATATCGTCAATGTGATGGCCCGAGTCGGCAGTGATATCAAACAACTGGGGCTGACCGACAATCAGGGGGCAGCCTTGGGCAGTACCTTCCTCAGTATGGGTAAGGCGCCGGAGTTGGCGGCACAAGCCACCAAGGGCATGGTAACGGCCTTTTCTTTAGCGCGGGTCGGCAAGTTTGATGACGAACTCAAACAGTTGGGGCTGACTACCAAAGACTTTGCCACCGCCATGGACAAAGACGCACAAGGCGCGATTTCCGACTTCTTACAGCGTGTGCGCCAATTGCCGAAAGAGCAGCAGATGCCGCTGCTTTTGAAGATGTTCGGCCGCAACTACGCCGACGACGTGCTGCTGCTGACCGGTTCAATGGAAGAGTACAACCGGCAGCTGAACCTATTGAGCGAAACGGATGCCGGCGGGCAGTTGAAATACATGGGCTCTATGCAGCGCGAGTTCCAAAACCGCTCGGCAACCACTGCCAACCAACTGCGGCTGTTTAAAAACAGTCTGATGGAATTGGGGATTACGGTGGGCAGCGTGATGCTGCCGGGCATCAATGATTTCCTCAAGAGCCTGATGCCGGTGGTTTACAGAATGACCGAATGGGCGCAGGCCAATCCGAAGCTGATTCATACCCTGATTAAGATTGCCGTGGCACTGGTCAGCGTTAAGGCGGCCTCGCTCGGCGTACGTCTGCTGTTTAACGGCGTGGCCGGTGCCGGTTTGGGGTTGGTGCAGCGTCTTTTAGGGCTGCACAGTACGTTGTTGCGCTTTAACGGTGTGTTCCGCCTGCTGAGGATGGGGCGCGGGGCAACGGCCTTACGCATCATGGGTTTTTCCGCCCGCCAGGCGCGCGGTGCCATGTCTTTATTGGAACGCGGCATCGGCCGGGTCAGCGTGGCCGGTTCCCGCTTTTTATCGATGGCCGGCAGGGTGCGCGGTTTGGGCGGCGCCATGATGTGGTTGCAGCGTATTTGGACATCAGTCGGTATGGCGGCCATGTCCAATCCAATCGGTGCGGCCATTGCCGCCATCGCCATCGCAGCATTCCTGATTTATAAAAACTGGGGTGCGGTGAAGTCGTTCTTTATCGGCTTGTGGGACGGTATTCAAGACGGAATTCGGCCGGTGTTGCCGCTATTGGAAATGATTGCTTTCGGCTGGCAACAGATTTGGGATGTGGTTAAAGGTTTCTTTTCGGATTTCTTTTCGTCCAATGACGAGGCTTCGGAAAGTGCGCAGGGCTTCGGCTATATCATCGGCTATATATTGGGCAGCATTCTGAATATCGGCCCAATGATTCTAGACGGCTGGCGCATGATTTTCGACGGCATTTTCTCGCTGGTCGGCTCGGCTTGGGAACAAATCAAAACCGCCTTCGACGGCGGCCTGCTCGGTATCCTCGGCCTGATTCTCAACTGGTCACCCATCGGCGCCTTCTATTCGGCCTTTGCCGCCGTCCTCTCGTGGTTCGGCATTGAGCTGCCAGGCAAGTTTACGGAGTTCGGTTCGAACATCATCAGCGGCCTGTGGAACGGATTGAAAGCCAAGTTCGAAGAAGTTAAAGCATGGTTCTCAGGCGTGGCAGGCTGGTTCTCGTCCAAGTTTGCCATCCGCAACGAAATCCACTCCCCGAGCCGTCTGTTTAGGCGCTTTGGCGGCTGGATGATGCAGGGCTTGCAAATGGGCATCGACGGCGGAGCATCACGCCCGCTCAATGCCATCGGTTCTGTGGCTTCGGATTTGCAACAGCGTTTCAGCGACAACACTTCATCCTTGGCTGCCTCAATGGCCGCCAACAGCGCCGAACTCTCTGCCGCACGGCAGGGTTCTGCTGCAGCCGGAGGCATCACGATTAACTTTAATCCGACCATCAACGCCAATGCCGGCGATATCGGCCAAATTGCAGCGCTGCTGCGGGATGCCAAAGACGAATTGAGACGCGAATTGCCGGGATTACTTAAGCTGATTCATGCCGACGAATTGAGGAGGGCTTACTGATGTTTGCCATGTTGGGCGAGGTACGCTTCGAGCTGTTGGGCAGCTTTACCGACCTTGAAGAGACCCACGGTGCCAGCTATGCCAAGCATGAGGTGCTGGCCGGGCGGCCGAGGTTGCAGGCGATGGGCAACGAGCTGACGCAGATACGCTTCGGCATCAAGCTGCATTGGAAGCTGGGCGATGTGGACGCGGCATACAAAGGCCTGTTGTCGGCCAAGGAGGCACAGCAGGCGGTGTCGCTGGTTTTCGGGAGCGGCAGGTTTGTCGGCTGGTTTGTGATTGAATCACTGACCGCCCGCACCCTGCTGCAGGACGGCCGCGGCCGCACCGCCGCGCGCGAGCTGGACGTGAGCCTGACCCAGTTTGTCGGCGACCCGAATAACCCGCTGCCGACCCCGGGCGTGGCCAACGGCCAAAACCCGCTGCTTGCCATGTTGCCCGAGTCGGTGCGTGCCCCTTTGTCCAAAGTGGCCAATGCGGTGCAGACCGGCGTGCGCATCTACCGCAGTGTGGAACAAGAGGTGGGGCAGCTGCAAACCCTGATTGCCCATGCCCGCGAGCTGAAACACGACCCGCTCGCTTTGCTCGGCGTGGTGGGCGATGCGGTCAATCTCGGCGGCGCGGCGCTGGGTAAATTGAATAAGCTGCCTGAAGTCGGCAAATACATCGGCAACCTGTCCGGTGCGGCCGACCTGTCCTCGCAGCTGGGTGGCGAGAACGGTAGCGGTGAAGTCCTGGGTCTGGGCAAGGCCACGGCGCTGGACAACACCAACTTCTTCAGCTTCCCGGCGGGCGGCATCAACGGTACCAACCCGGCTTCGCTGGCCATCAGCCTCTTCGGTTCCAGCCTGTCGCGCTTCATCAACCTGGAGCTGTCGGCCCTGGAAGCCGACCAGCGCGGCAAGGTGGTCTCCAGCCCGCGCGTGCTGACCTCCAGCCAGCGTCCGGCGGTGATCGAGCAGGGTACCGAGCTGCCGTACCAGTCGGCCACCTCCAGCGGTGCCACCTCGGTGTCGTTCCGCAAGGCCAACCTGCGACTGGAAGTCACCCCGCAGATCACGCCTGAAGGCAACGTCATCCTGGATGTGGATGTCAGCCGTGACGCGGTGGGTCAGCTGACCAACGCCGGCTACGCCATCGACACCCGCCACGTGAAGACCCAGGTGCTGGTGGAAGACGGCGGCACGGTGGTGATCGGCGGCATCTACGAGCAGTTCGAGCGCAACCGGACCGACAAGGTGCCTCTGCTGGGTGCCGGGTCCACACGTAAAGGCGGGTCTTG